TGTTCAACACGACTCATGTCCCACTGAGTTACGACTGGATTATCAAGTCCTTTTTGCATTATTGGCAAATAGTCCAGTAAGGGGCCCTTGGATATAACCACACCGGCGGCATGTATTCCGGTTTGTCTAACCAAACCCTCTAATGAAAAGGCGGTATCGACAATATATTTAGAATCTTTGTCGGAATTGTATTCCTTTTGAAATTCTTGTGTCTCCATACATTCGGAAAGAGACTTAGATACACCAAGAACAGGAGGTGGAACTAGTTTAGAGACTTTATCTCCAGAAGAAAAATCATACCCAAGAGCTCTGGCTGCGTCTCTTATGGATTGCTTTGCTCCGGTTCTATTGAAGGTGCATATGTGAGCTACTCTGTCGTCTCCATACTTTGTTCTCGCATAGTCTATAACTTTATCCCTAAATCTATCATCAAAGTCAAGATCAATGTCTGGCATTGATTTTCTGCCCTCTACCAAAAATCTTTCAAACAACAATCCAAATCTAATTGGGTCAAGATTTGTAATATCAAAAGCGTAAGACAATACGCTACCAGCAGCGGATCCCCTGCCCCATCCAACTCTAATGTGGTTTGCCTTAGCCCATCTAACTAAGTCTGAAACCACCAAGAAATATTCTGGAAAACCCATTTCTTTTACAACTTTTATTTCGTGATTAGCTCTATCGACTATGTGCTGAGAAAGATTTTGCCCGTACTTTACCCTAAGACCTTCCCAGGCCAATCTTTCAAAGTATTCGGTCGACGATTCATTTGTTGGTATTGGAAATTTTGGAAAATGTATTTCTCCAAACTTAAGATTTACATCAACCATGTCACATATCAACATAGTATTCTTTAACCATTCATCCCCAAACACAATAGACATTTCTTCATAGGATTTTAAATAAAAATGATCTCCAGAAAAAGAAAATCTATTTGGAGTATGAACTGTTGCATTGGTTGCAACACACAGCATTACGTCATGGGCTCTTGCATCTTTTTGATGAACGTAGTGACAATCGCCAGTTGGAATTATCTTTGCCCCAATTGCTTTTGCGATATCTATCAGTTGATTAGATATTTTTTTCTGCTCAGCCAAACCGTGATCTTGTATTTCTATAAAATAATTTTCTTTTCCAACAATTCTCTGCATTGTGTATGCGCAATCGAGCGCAAAATTATAGTCATTTCTGAGAAGAGCTTGACATACTTCGCCATTAAGACAGCCCGACAAAACAATTATTCCATCCGAATGCTGCGATATAAGATCGTGATCTAATCTCGGCTTAACATAATAACCTTCCAGATAAGATCTAGAAGACATTTTAATAATATTGTGGTAACCTACATTATTTTTTGCCAGTATGGTTATATGGTATGGACCTCTTTGCTCCCATTCATTTTTTGATGCACCGGATCTTTCTTCTTCATCTCTATCAAATCTAGTTTTTCTAGCTTGATAAAATTCACTTCCGAAGTATAGGCTTTACTTCAACTGCTTTTCCGGCGTCATAAAAATCAAGCCAAGAATGTATGTTGCCATGATCCGTTGTTGCCAAACCAGACATACCAAGAGCTTTTGCTCTAGAGAGATATTCTTCGACGTTACCGTGCCCGTCAAGCATGGAGAAAACGGTGTGATTGTGCAGGTTGGTCCAATTTTTCAACTTATGCCCCTATCTTTATCTGAACTATCTAAAGACCTATCTCTTGTTTCCCTATAGGTTATAACCACAACTCCCCCACAATACTTGCAGGGAACAACTAAGCCTTGTTGAGCAAAAAGGTTTTTATACATGTAGTTCATTGATTGATCAGATTTACACTCAGAACAAACTCCTATTACATCGTCTGGATTTTTTATATTATCTGACATTTCTATCGTTTCTTTCATTTTTATAAGCAAATCTTATTGGCGATGGCATTAATTCTTCTGAGCTCTCAATATATCTGTCACCTATTGTTATCCATTTTTTCTTTTTTTCTAATTCACAATCTCCACATCCAACACCAGCTGAGTTAGCTCTTTCGCAAGTATACGGTCTACCGCCTATTCCCAACTGTCTTCTTTTTATCCAATCGTTTATGTGGCTAGTGGATTTTTCGTAGTTAAAATCATCACATAAACTTAATATTTCATAAAAAAACTTTATTGAATCTTCGCTATAAGTTAGTATAGAACACAAAAATAGTCTAGCTTCATGACTCAATGTTTTGGTTCTTTTTGCTTCTTCTATATGTCTTTTTATTGCTGGACAATTACTTAAAAGTTCTTTTTTAGTAAATTTTTTTTTGACTTCTGACAACTCTTTAAACGATCTTGAACCATGTCTGTTAAAATATTCTAAAAAATCTTTAGATTTTTGTTTGTCTATTTCCATATTATGGGTAAAATCGAGATACCATTGATTTGCGGCTAGGCTAAACAAAGGCTCGGCCACCGTGTTGTCTCTGAGTGTTGAACAAAAATCTTTTATCAAAGTCATATTAGAAAAAAGTATATCTTTAGTTAACAAGTTTTTGTAAAGACCCGTATCCTGATGTATAGTTCCAGGATATCTCCACATTCTTCTTTGATCATACACGCTAAAATCTATATTGTTTAAATTTAAGTCTGTTTTAAGTTTGTTTGCTATGTATCTATATATGTTTGGAAGCGCATTTGAAGGACTTATGCCAAGCGCTATTGCCTCGCATTCTATATGAAAACCCTTCTTGCCAGTAAAGTAGGCTAATAAAGATTGGTTCGGAATTATTTTTTCCAGGTACAAATAAAGAGCTTGAGCTTCTAGCAAAGAGACTGTTTCATCCTCGGAATCTATATCAAAATATAAAGAACCAAGTCTAATTGCTTTTTCTAGGTCAGTGCTATCGTAGTGCCATATAGAAGTATATATTCCGAACATTTGCATTTTGCATAGCGTATTGGGGCACCTCGTCTATATGCACAAAAGCCGGCAAGTCACCATTTTTTTCTCTAATGACCTTTTTTAAACTTTTTACATACTTCGCAATTTCTACAAATTTCCACCTATTTGTAAACTTTGAATTGTCTGAAGTTAATTTCATAGTATTTTTGATTTGTTTTCTTCTTTTGCCGTATTTGCTATTATTATTTTTTTTTCATCATCAAAATAACAGTTATTGTTACGATAATATATTGATTCTTTTATTATGAATTCAATATCTTTAATAGATTTATATCTCTTCTTTAGTCTCTGATCTAGATCCATCTTTTTTCCATTTCGGGTTTATTAGATCACTGTCTTGTATAACAAGGTGAATCTTGGACGCAACATTATCTGCCAAATGCACTATAAAGTCTAAATATGTTATTGGATAAGTTTCTGGAACTGGTGACCATGGGCCAAGATGACAGCGAACCAACCTAAGTATAGATTGTATTACATCTTCAGACAAATATAAAGTCGAAGAATCCGATTCTGAGGCGGTTTTTTTGTCATGTAGTCTGCATTTTTCAATAAACTTGCCAACAGTATAAGAATGCATCGGGTCATACCTTACCGCTGAATTTTGGGAATCTTTTACGCCCTTACAAACATCGTGCAAAAGACAGGCCGCTATAACTATGTCTCTCTCTTCTTCGCTTAGCGTATAGGAATCTGCGAATATTGCGGCTATTCTAGCTACTCTTTTAGTGTGGATAACATTTCCTCCGACCCCATGCTCATCCTTTGGATGATACTTTCCGCTAAAGCTAGACGGAATATCCCAAAAATTTTCTGCCTTAAACAAAACCGATCTTACAAATGACTTTATGGCGTCATCTGAAATTAAGTTTATTTCATCAATTAGAGGATAAAGTTTTTCGTTTTCTATTTTGGAAATGGGATTTAAATTTTTATCTACTAAGATTTCATCTAATATAGATTTATTCATGTGTTTACTCCTTCTTCCATTTTGAGCATGGATCATCGAACGGGCACTTTTTACAGTACGGTATCAATCCTCTTTTATTCATTAAAACTTTTGTGGTGTCTATTTTATCACACCAGTGATCGAAAAGCATTATATCATCTTCGCTTATCGCATATTCTTGAAAGCCAATGTTTTGAGACATCATATCTATAAAACCGTATTTGGCATATTCGGCTTTCTTCGGATATCTAATTTCAAAACCCTTTTTTAGGCAAACGAAGTCTGTTTTGTAGATGTCTTTTTGACTGTGTTTGTAGTTAAAAATTATTTTTGTAACATAAAAAAATTTATCAAAAAACATAATTATATCAAATGTGTCTTTTATGTTTGTTCCTCTTTTTGTTGACACATAATAGTCCTCGGATATGGCCAAGGGCACAAAATCAATTTTTGAATACCTATCATAGAACAACAAAAGAGACTTCGCGGCCCTGGTTGTTAAGCTGGCCATATTACCATAAGCTGTTTCGTGTTGCTCGGCTATTATGTCGTAAGAATTTATATTTTTAGGAAACCACATCTTTTCCCATCTATTTAGAATAGCCGAATAAGAGGGTATAATTCCAGATTGTTTTTTAAACATAAAAAAATACAATATGTTTTTCATAGTTTTTTGAAATTTTTCAGAATTTATATCTCTAGAATAAATTTTTTCTGACATTTCCTGCAGGTGCCTGTAATCAAAAAGTCTTTCGCATATTTGAAAATCTTTTATTGCCTGAACACTTAGAGTCTTCATTAGTGGAAATCCTTGTTGTCTAAAAGGTCGTTTAAAAGAGATGAACTTGAATACGAATTATCTGTTAGGGGTTCGTATTCTTCATATACCTTCTTGCTATCAACATACTTTACCAGTGGAGGATCGTATAAAAATGCCGATCCAGTTATCCTATTTTTGGGAATTTGCAGCTGCATTATGTTCTCGTCTTCTGTTTCGTCATCTGTAGCTAATCTTTTTTCGGTAAGAAATATGGTAACTGCACATTTTTGCTGAATTGTCAATGACCCACCAGTATCCGATTGTTGAACAACTTCCCTTTTTTCTTTCATTCTGTTGGCGTTTTCTTGTGCCGTTATTATCAATACAGAATTCATATCTCTGGCAAGTTTTTCAAGTCTAACCATCATCTCCTCAAACTCCCCCCATCTAGGTTTGCCCTTTCCATTGCCCCTGGTAAACATAGATTGTATTGTGTCTATTATCACAACGTCAGGTATATCAACATTGTGGCCAAGTATGTCTCTTAACCAAAACTCTAAGTCCTCAAAATATGGGGTATCTGGATCATGCCTAACCATTAATCTATCGCCCCACATCATAAGTTTTTGTTTAAAAATTTGAAAATATTTTTCTTTTTCTTGATCAGTCCATTTCCAATACTCAGCATAAACGTTTTTTCCTATTATTTGAGTCATTAAAATTCTTTCCCAGTGACCTATTGCTTCTTCAAAGTTCACATATAATACTCTATACCCAGTATCTAGCCAATGATTGGCTAGACATTTTGCAAACGTACTTTTGCCTTTTCCGGATGCGGCTATAATTGCGTGTACGGCCCCCCTAAAAAATCCTCCACTATCAGTATAGCCCATAGCTCTATTCAAGGTCTTAAACTGAGTTGGAAGAAAGTTTGGTATATCCAACAAAGAATCAACCCTAGATATTATATCGTTTCCAGTAGTTACTTTTTCCAAAGGATCGTATCTTATTTGGCTTTCCAGCTCTCTAATTTCAGAAGTGAGAACCTCAATTCTTGCCAAATCGCTTTGATCTTTTAAACCCTTTTGGGTTAAAATGTGCTGTAGCTCTTGCAGATAGTTAATTTGCTTGCGCTTTTTAGCCTTGTGTTTTATAAGCTCAGCAATTGATTCCGGAGTTGATAGATCTAAAGAATTCAATATATCCAGCATGATATTTACGCCGGCATCGCCCCCTAAAGCTTCATGAATATCTGAATCAGTTTCAAGCCAAGATCTAAATGCTATTGGATCAACTATGTTTAAATTAGTGGCTTTATGATAACCTAAAAGCGCGACATAAAACTCGTTAATACCCTTCTCACCATGTACAGTTCCGACTAAATCCTCAGGAAGATTATCGGCAAAATATTTTATTGCCCCATCTTTTTTAATGGATAGCGCAAATATTTGATACTCTAAGGGAATTTTTTCTTTATTTATATCGTTTGTTTCTGGTAGCATTTCTTTTTTCTTTGGAAAGTTTGTATATTTTTTTTCTGTACTCAGAATTTTTCTTCTTTACCATTTTATACGCGGTCGTGTCAACTACGCGATTTTTGGGTTTATCTTTTGGTATATGCGGACTATTTCTAATCGCCTGTATTATTCTCTCAAAAACCGCTTCTTCAGTAAGCTTATCATTGTATCTGAATACAACTAAGGCTACGCCATTCTCATTGCACCAATCAAGCTTTACCCTGTCTCTTTCTATGGCTTCTTCAAATTCATATTTTGAATCAAAAAATCTTTGAGTGTAAAAGAAGTGTTGCCTACCGTGATATTCTGCTGCTACTTGATAGCTTGGGCAATAAACGTCTAGCTTCATTTTATTTCCAATGTGAAACTCATTTATGATCTTTTGTCCTGGAAGAAGCTTTTTCATTATAGAGGTCAAGGCTGTTTGACCCCTAGACATTTTTTTCTTGCCACCCTTTAGCCAAGACAGTCCTAGTCTGTTAATTTCTTTGTTGACTTTATTTATTGTCCAACCAAGCTCTCTAGCTATTTCGGACAAAGACATTGATGTATCAAACATCAAATCAGTAAGATATGCTACATCATCTTCATCTTTATGATAATTCATTTTTGGCCGCCGTATTATACTCTCTAGCAAAATTTAATGCTTTACCAAAGTCTATAATAGACATGTCTAAATTCTCCCATATATTTGGAGACAGAGCCAAACCAAGAGAACTACAATCAAGTAGACAATATTGAATTTTTCCATTCATGGCCTCTATTTGACCATATACTTCATCAAACTTCTTATATAAGCCATGGTAATTAATGCTTATGACATTTGATCTGATGCCCAATATATTATTGATTCTTTTATAGTCGTGCAAAGTTACAATCAAACTTGGTGTATTTTGTATAAAAAATTTTATAATACAATTAAAAATTGACCTATCTGCTTCAAGGTAATACTCAAATAAATTTGGCGTATAGTATCTATGATTTTTCTTAATCCCTATTGAATTATACCTATCGTCCATGATTTCATTGGCCAAATCACTGGAAACGCTTTTCATTACCCTGGGATCATTTAGGTTAATTGCTCTAATTATTTGCTTAGAAATAAATTGTGGAAATGGTTTTTCGCTTTTTTTGCTTAAACCAATTATCGAAGATTTAGAAACATTTATAAAAGCAAACTTTTCTTTCTCTGACATAATTTTCGTTAGTTCTATGACCGAATCTTTTACGTTTTTCATTTTTACCTCTATATTCCAAAATTCCCCCAGTTAATAAGAACTGGGTTTTTATCCATTATTGAATTAATGTGATTTATTTGGTGAAATTTTCCACCATCTAATTGAATATATCTTTCGTATTTACCAATTTTGTCTTGGTCATATATGTAGCCCAAATGCTTCATAATCAACCCAGAATTAACCCAATAATTTCTTTGTCGTATCCAGTCTGATACGTATGTTGGCTCTGACCCACAAGCCAATGCCTTGTCTAAAAACGCACCATTGGATATAAATCTAAATATTCTGGAACTATTATTTGGGGCCCATAATTTATCTACTCTATATTGTTCAAAATTCCACATATGATAAAATCTAACATTTACAACATCTTTTTCTGATTTAAAAAGAATATTTCTTATATCAATTAAAGATATATCATCTTTTTGATAAAGCATCTCGTCACAATCTATTGCAATAATCCAATCTCCCGGATTAGCGTGATTTGAAAGATTTTTCCATGCGATAGAACGCAATTTTCCTTCGTGAACACAAAAAGTTGGCTCCTCCGTTTTATAGGTATGACAAAACTCAGAGGCCATTGAATATGTATTGTCTTCTGAGCAGTCATCTGTAAAAACAATTTCATCTACTTGAGTAGAAATTCTTTGAAGAACTTCTTTTAAAAATCTTTGTTCTTCATTTCTTCCAACCATTTGGGCAATTATTTTTTGATTAGACATATAAATTCCAATAATTAAAATGGCTGGCGGTACGTGCCGCCAGCCTAGTTAATAAAATTAAGCTTCTAATTGCTTACGAGCTTGTACTGCCGTAATTCTTTCCACCTCAACATCTTTGAATAGAAGCTCGCCACGAACACCAGAAACTTTGCGGTTGTTACTCTTGGCAATCTTTTGCGCTTCTGTTGAAGTTGGGGCTTTGATGATTGATGTGGTTGTTACCGTAAAATACTTAAATTTATTCTCTGCCATATTTTTCCTTTTGAAAGTGTATGAATATTACAACATATATTGTACACCACTATGTTAGTTAAATCAAACTAAAACTGAATTATTTTCTTTTTAATCTCTTTCTATTCCCATGTAATCGCATGCTTTGCGAAATATTGATTGACTTACCCTAAATTGCGCATCAGCATGACTGTAGCCCTCTCCAGGCTTTGGAGAAGAGGCGTGCCAACTGTGGCCGATTGATACACTGCCATCATAGACAACATTATATCCCAAATGTCTTGCAAAGTATGAGCACCAAGTTTCTTCGTAGTAATGAGGGGTTGGCAGAAAGGCGCCCACGGCGTTTGGATATAGTTGCCTGTATTTTGGGTGATCTGTTAGCTTATTCCATACGGATCTTCTAATAAAATACGCAGAACCTGATATAGTTACGCAGTTAACCCTGTCCCTATAAAGAGAGTCTAATGGATCCGGTTCCATCCACCCCCTGTGCCTAGGTTGCTTATTCGTACCTACGATTCCAGCGTGTCTTATCAGGCCATACTCGTCTCTTTGTTTTGGGCCAAGAATATGTACGTCTTCTTGTTGGTTAAATATTTTGCAAATTTTTGTTATATCTTCGTTCGCAAACCATACATCGGCGTTAAGCAGGCCTATAACGCTATTTGAACCGAAAGCTGCGAGCTTATTGCAGGCAGCTGAATACCCAATGTTTTTATTTAAAGATATTCTATCTATTAGATAATCATCTTCTTTTGATCTAAAAAAATCTATCGTGTCATCAGTAGACCCATTATCTGCTATATACAAATTCCAAAACTTTTCTGAATGCTTTCCAACAATCAGCTGATCATGAAGACTATCCAATAGTCTTTCTAGGAATCGTCTAGTATTATAGTTTACAACGCAAAGGTCTATCATGCTTTACCATTGATTATCGTAATCCACAGAAGAAGCGTTGTTTACATTTCCTATTGCCGAATTAACTGCAGCGATAACTCTATTGCATATTGCTTTTTCCTCTGGTGCAGCGTTTCCTCTTAATATTAGAGCATAGGTTTTTTGAACGTGCACAAATAAGTCAAGATCTTCCAACATAAAAGATTGACCTGGCTCTAATTTAATGTTTACTTTTTTGTTAAAATTTGTTTTTTTACTCACTGTCTTTTTTCTTTCTTTTATTGCTTTTACCTTCTATTGCGTCCATATTGCTTGGGTCTATTTTATGTACACAAATATTTTTTGTGTCTGGTTCGTAAGTTATAAAAAATATGTGCTTGTCTTTTTCGGATAAACCTTCTGGTGAAGCTGACTCTATCGCTATTTTGTCAGACGAAGATCCGTAAACCTGACTGTGATTATCGTAAACAATTATATAGTTTAGTTTAGATGCTGGCATTTTACACCAAAAATACTATAAGTAGTGATATAAGAAATCCAGATACAGCCACCAATATTGAGGATAATCTTCTTTGTTTTGGGTCATTTAAAATCTGGGACAATGTATTTAAATTAAGACCCCAACTAAACAAAACTGTAAACAACAAAACAAATATTATCTGTCTAAGCATTTGTGTTCACCAAAAAGGACATGCAGACAGGAAAATGCGGGGTTATTAATTTGTCTACAGCTTTTGCGTACTCAACTATCTCCCACTGCGCGTCGTGAGAAATTCTTTGATTTAAAAACAGGGCTATTGATTGCAAGCTGCACGACCATCTGTAAACGACATGCATCCCATAAGCCGCCAAAAATAACCTAGCTTGCTCTGGAGCGACACCGTTATCCATGGCCATTTTATACAAGGCTTCCCCCTGGGCCACATATTTGGTTAGCTCTTCCGTTAAAACAGAACCGGTCCAAGGATCTATCGGTCCACCAGAACCCTGCTTCTTGTCTTCGGGCGTAAGTCTCCATTTATCCGAAGTTGGTATATAGAATTCTGGTTCCATAGTTATATATCTTCTTGATGATTCGTTCCATGAATCCATGGTATGGTCGGAACCAACAACATATTTCCAATGTTGTCTTGCAACAAACAATGGCGCCTTAAACTCAAAAGTTGCAAAAGCGTGTCTGAATGGCGACATATGATTTTCTTTGGCCAAAAACTCAATAAGTCTTGCGTCACTGGTCGACATTTCTTTGCTTTCCTTTGCAAAAGAAGCTCTTGCGGCGTTAACCACGGATAGATCAGAACCCATTTTGTCGACTAATCTAACGTAGCCGTTTTCTAGAACAGCTATAAAACTATTAATTTCGTTTGTATTTTCCATGATAAGTATTATATCATTAAAACTCTTTCATGAGTTGTCCTTTACAAATTTAATTTCACAAGAATCAGTTGTACAATATCTCTCGCCTATAGCGTCAACCGCCATACCAGCGTAAACTCCAGCCAGATCCACTAAAAATAGTTTTTTTTCTGATTGCGCATATTCTTCTTCGGTTATTTGCATATAGGGCATTTGAGGATAGGTGTCATTTCCGCTCGGCAGAAAAGACACAGTCTTCAATTGACCGTCATACATATGTAACACTGTGCCCACATACTTTGCTTCCGTTTCCCTATCGAAAGAAATCGTCACAGAAACCGAATTATCGGACCAATATCTTTGTGCCGTGGCCGCTAGTGCCATCTTTTCAAATATTGTCACATCTTTTTCGGATCTTATTGCGTCTGATTTTATAGGAAAATAAACCACAGAGGTAGTGTCAGAAGATTCCGCGGCGGGTTCAACCCTATAATTTGCCATCCTAAATAACGGCAGCATAGGGTCTTCGTTAGAGAATCTAATTGTTCTGTTAAAGAACTTTCCTCCGGGAGTCCAGTGAACACCTGGAGACTCTCCCGCTAAAATAGACACGGTTCCAGAAGGTTTTACTGTTGTCATCTTTATTGACTCGCGTATACCGAGCCATTCAGAATAGATATTGTCATATCTCTGTATGGTTTTGTACCCTTGATTCATCCATTCTTTGAGAACAGGCATACCAAATTTGTCGGCGAAGTTGGCGACACCGGAAATTGATGCTCCTATTCTTCTATTTCTTTGCATAATCGCATTTGTTTCTTCCCAGTGTGTGGGCAAAAGCGTTACCGTCTTTGCGTACAAATACGCAAATTTTAGTGTTCTCTTAAAGTCTTCTAGTGAATCGTGTCTGTTTAAATAAGATTCAACCAACGTGCAGCATTCGTAGGATTCCAGCGATTGTTCGGCGCAAGGATTGTATCCTGCGACTCTGTGATCTTTGTTGTTTGGGGGATCAATAAGTCTCCCATATTTTCTGGACATATCCATCCAGATAACTCCTGGCTCACCGTTTAAAGATATTCCTTCTATTATCTTGGATAAATCTGCGCCAACTTGTGTTTCCACAGAATTATTAGACATCCACCCCCATCCAGGAGATTTTGGATCATATGAGTTTCTTTCGGGAAAAAAATCTTTATTCTTTAGATTCAAGAAATTATCATCATCGAGTCTTCCTATCAATAGCTCTGCCGAACGACGAACGTTTCCAGAAACTACACAAACACCAATTAGGTTACCTATGTCTGCAATGTCAACTTTTGTCAGCTTTTCTCCAACTTTATTGTCAAATATTTTTCTTATATGACCGTGTAGCTTTTCCAATGGTTGATGCCCGGCTGCCGTGCCGCCAAATGTTTTTATGGGAGTGCCGGCTGACCTTATCAAGGAGTAATCAAAATTGTATTTTGGTTGATTTTCTTTCAAGTAAGAATTAAGAAGAAGGGCTACTGAATCCACCCATCCTTCACGAGTATCTGGAATCACATGTGTGACTTTTTCTTTTGGTTTAAATATCACAAAGTCTTTATCGGCCCCCTTATCATCAAATCCAACACCAACGCCCAACATTGAGGCCTCCATCAAAAATGCAAACGGCTTTGCTGGATTATTTTTATTCATTTCTTCCGTAGAAACAAACGCACAGTTTTGTAGTGCAGCTGAATTTCTTTGCGCATTAACTATGTTCGTGCCCATAACCCAAAGACCTCTTCCGGGAGGAGTCCATTTTAGATTGAACAATCTATCAAACGCCTCCTTGGCGGAGGCCTGCGCCTTCGCATCGTTCCATGGAAGTCTGCTCTTTTTGCAGTGATCTTTTTGCAGGGAATACATTCCATTAATCACTCTTTCGCAGACATCAACCCACGTTTCTTTTGTCCCATTTTCTTTCATTCTGGAATATGTTCTAAGAAACGTAATTTCTCCCACGCTATTGCCTCCGGCATCTCTGTATCCAAATGGCGGATTTTTTGTTTTATAAGACTCGACAAACTCATCGTTTATTTTAAAAGAAAACATTGAATAGGATTTGCTCACCGGTTCAGCTAACTCCGAATTTCCCGTCTCGCTATCTTCGATTATCTGTGGCATGTTCTCTCCTAACTAATTATTCTTTTTATATATTTTGGATTTGTTTTTTTTATTTCCGCTGTTTTTATTTTTATAATATCTTCGATTGAATATATTTTATGTATTTCTTTTTCCAAAAAATATCCATTTTTCCAACTAAAAATCTTTTCGATATTACTCTTGTGATTTACAAAAACATTGCATATGATCGCTCCGCCATATGCTTTTACTAGATTAAATATTTTTAACTCCAACGTCTTTAATTCTTCGGCGGGAAGTTTTCCGTTGTCTCTGCATTTTTCATATATCCAGTTGAATGCTTGTCTGTTCATTGGAGAAACATCAACCGGATCTATAATGCCCAATTTGATTACGGCGAGTCTTTTGTGGGTTATATCTATATCGTTTTTTATATTTTTTTTATACTGGGAAAACCAATCTCTTTTTTTAAACTGCTCCCATCCAGTACACCAAAACAATATGTTTTCCGGCGGATTAGGTATCGTAACGCCCTCCTCGTATGATATCAGTGTGGCACAAGATATGGCTCTTTTTATGTGGTCTTTTCTTTGCTGTTCATCCTGTATCTTTTTCCCGGAACTGTTCCATAAAGACTGTATATGATTCTTCCAGTCCGCTTTGGCGACGAATATGCTAAGATATTTTTCCGCTACGTCCATTGATATGATGTCTTGCTCTACAACTTTTGTAAGATCATCTAAAGACATTCATAATTCCTTATAAAATTATTTAAACCTATAAAACTGCCTCGCTAAAAAGACGTCCCGTCTGGCAGATTCCAGACGGGACTATACTTCGTAGCTCACCGGCCTCCGTGCGACTAATTATAGCACACGATTACGGGAAAATATACGCGATTACAAAGCTCTTGCGGAAGGAACTCCTGCCCACTCTTGAACTTTGTTTCTGCCGTATTCAGTTTCGGCGTTAGGCTGACCGTATCCGGGGGTGAATATTGATGCTGAGTCAACGCCGTCAAATATGTAATTATTATATAGGCTGTAATCAGTTACTCTCTTTGCGTGTCCGTACCCAGAAGCAAAAACATTTGCAGATGTAACACCATCAAACACATAGTTGCTGTACAGTGCGTACGCTCTTGTCTTATCGGATGCGTGACCATATCCACTCGTAAATACGCCTAGTATACCCTTATACTCTTTTGGCCTAAATCTTGCACCAATGCCATCAACAAATGCGCCAGCCAGTGGGTGAATATAAAGTGTGGAGCCAGTAAAGATTTGCGAAAGAAAAACATTACCAGGATGTCTTCCAGTTCCAGGAACATGATGATTGTCCGGAGCGCCAGTCAAAAGACCAGGGGCAAAGAGCGGGTAGAAAGAATACGTGCCAGCTGTGCCTTTGTATGGGTTAACCATATCAGCCGTACTACGGCCCCTAAGAACTGGCCTTGGGCCAACATAGAAAGTTGCCATTTTATTATTCTCCTTGATGTTAAAGATATTTGGTATCTATATAGTAATTAGTTATAACTTATTACTAAGTCTGAAAGCATCGGCGGGGTATTGTCTTCCAGCATATTTAGGGTAACTTCAATCCAAACGTGATTTGATGCCCCGGGATTGGTCAAAGAATAGGTTCCTGCGTCGTCATAAATCACTCTATAGCTGAAGGCATTGGACATCTGACTTGGTCTTACATTGTAAATAAATGGCTCTACATCTGCAACCTCATTTATCAAATGATTCTGTGGAGCACTAAATTTAAATATTGTTTTTCCTGATGGAAAAAATTTATCGTATCTTATATCAAAATCAGATAAACCATAGGTATAAATATACTTGTTTAATTCTTTAAAATAATTTTTTTGATTCATTTTTATTCTTATCGCAGTTATTTCTTTGTCTGGAAAATAAAATATAAGCGGACCCGAACTATAAATAGTATCTGAACCAAGCGTTGTCCATCCCCCAGGGGCGACTTTACCTATGGCGTCCTGCACATTGTTGTAAAGCCCAAGAGAGTTAAGCGGTATCCATGTATCGGCGCCGCTTAATGTTGGATTGAGGGTGGTTGTGTATTCTATTGACAGAATATCCACAGAATACATTGGATAAGGATTTAGTTTTATGCAATTCGTTTTAGTTGACCCAGTAAATTCAGACGGAATTTTTGCGTAAAACATCATTTGAGCCCCGGAAACCGAAGAGTCATCTGAAATTATACTTCTCTTCCAAACCCTATTCGGGTCGTCGAGTATTGCATTATATACTGGGGTTGTTGTTACAACACTGCCACGACTATCAACGCCAACAAAACTATTGTCTATAAATGTTTTGAAAAAGTCTGGAACTATTTGACCAACTGAAGAATTGAAAAACTTTAGTTTAGAAGTAGAGGAGCCACTTACCTTTGGTAGGGTTATCGCATTGTAGTATGGGTCGAAAGAAAGCAGATCTGTTGCAGAGACAGCAAAACTGGTTCCGGCAAAATTAATATAATCAAGCTGAGAAAAGGAGTGGACGGATATCTTTTTGTTTTCCGCTTCAAGGGCCGCAACCCTGTCTATAAGATCTTTTATGGCGTTTGCTAAAAAGGCCTGATCCTTTATGACTGTTTCAAAAGACTGGGCCAACTTTGAATCCACTAATTTTATCTTATTGTAAAGATATAGTAAATCTTTGTAGTTTTCTTCTATTCTAGAATTTTGGTCCGCGCTGTTTACCGGACCCCTATACTGTGCGCTTCTTTTTTGTGTATGAATTGTGTCTGCCATTTTATTTACCGTTCTCTAATCTTTTTATTTTGCTTTCTAATCTTTTTATTTTTCCAGAAATTTTACTTATTGTATCAAGAATCATGCTTTCTTCATTGCCTTGTATCGAAATATTTACCCCAGAAATTTCGTATTCAATCCCGTCGTTTGGCGCTTGAAAATTTGTTGTGTCCGAAATTTTACCCACCAAATTTCTACTAAGGTTATCTATCATTCCTTCAATTGAATTTATTTCGTTTTGCAATCTATGAAAATTTACTATCAAAGAGTTCATTTCAAGATTATCTTCAGCACTTGATCTTGATCCCCTGTAGGGTTTTCTAGACCTAGTAAATAGCGGCTCTTTGATTGGAAAAGAATCTTCTAGGTAAAACACTTTAGCCATTTTAAATATCTCCGTGCCTAAACTTAATTTTTATAGATTCTAGTATTGGAGAACAGTATGGATTATCGTATCTATTTAGATCAACCCTATACCTTATCGCCAAAACATTAAGGTGATTTTTTGAAGTAAAAATAAAATTAGAATCACCAGATATATCTTTAGTACACAAGATTTCTTTCCTGCCGAATACTGTATCTATAGTAAAGAAATAATTGTCGTTTGTTGCTCTATTTTGATATTCAATTGGATCAAGATAATTAAACATATTTACAAAAATTGATCCATATCTAGATATATTTAAGCCTTCTATCAAAGAAAAATTAATTTGACCTGCATACTGTTTGTCGTATGTTATGTTTAGTTTATTTTCACCCTGTATAAAATTCCACTGAATCGCTTTTGTTAAAGTTCCCTTTGGAAGGTCTCCTATCAAAACTCCATTTAAATAAATTGCTAAATTAAAATCGGCTGAAGATTTTATGACAGTATGATTAACGGATGAACTAGAATATCTTATTATTGATGTTTTTATATACCCCGAAGAAGCCGTGTTTATTCCGGGTATTATTGAACCAATTTGCTCTTTTAGGACTGACGACAATAAAGTGTTGGGTTTTCTGATCAATTGATCATTCCAAAAGCCAAGATCTTTATATACATTTTGCTGAGATTCCTGCAAGTTTAAAATGTAATAGTGGTTGAAGCAGTTGGTGCCGCCCAAAAGGATCGGATTATAGTATTCTAGTTTTGAATCAAGTGCAGCTATTCTGTGAACATTTTTGTCGATATAAATTTTAGTCGTTGGATTTAATTCGTTTGAATTTTGAGAAATAGATTTTTTTGGTATGTAAGAAAGGCTGTTTTTGTCAGGCTCTGTTTTGATTGGTATGGTCATTTTGGAAGAACCATCAAAAGAAACGACGGAAGGATAACCTGATCTTTCTGAACCTAGCGGGCTTATTGGGGACCACGCAAAATCAGAAATGTTTTGAGCCGAAGGATTGTCTGGAGCAACATAATAATTCATTGAAGTTCTTGTGTCCGTTTGTTCTTTGACGTCTATTGACACCGCGTCAATTACCAAACTAGAATTTTTTTCAACCGGCAGAGATATAGGCCCCGAAACTAATGTGCCAGATCTGGCGTAGTATTTAGATCCTATTATTAAATCTCTTAATCCGAACCTATAAATGTAAGGAGAATCAGTATTACTTTCTATATAGTCTGGCTCATTTTTTTGCAAAACTACTTCCAAAGATGCATACTGGTCTGATGGAATAGAAAAAGAAAAAGAACCATAATCACCCCTTGAATCTTTGGATCTAAGCTGAACACCCTTAGAG